CGCAACCTGGCCGTGAAGCTAGTACGCACAGCTGACCTGATCCGTAGCCGTTTCTATAAAGGACATCGTCAATGGATTGAATGCCAGTCCTCAGGTATCGAGAGTAATCTACTTTACCTGTAACATCCTTAAATGTTTGATCAACAATAGTTTGTAGAGTATCTCTTGTAGGAGTCAATGATGCTATGGAGTCGCACTGACCCTGTATAGAAGTAAGGATCTCCTCGGAGTCCTTACCCTCCTGTAGACCGTCCTTGATTATCAGCGAGAGACGGTGAAGGTTCCGTGATTTGTAGGACTCCACCATGTCATCCGTGATTCCCTTGAAGTGCAACTCACTGAGTCCTGAGTCATGCGTGGACCAGACCGAGCTAGCATCAAGTCCCTTCTGACCCTTGGACATATCCGTGAACAGGGACATCGTGCCAAGGATAACTCCCTTGGAGTCCAGCTTGCACATAGTCTCCCACATTGTGCGGGTGTCGTGAGCCGTAAAGAAGTCAGCGTTGATGCCGGACTCCTTTGCTTCGTTCAGTAGGGCATTGCAGCCATCGTTTATCTCAGCCTTCAGGATTGTCCCCAGAAGGCTTTTCTCTAGTTCCTTCATACTTGTGATATGAGGAAGCAGGGTGTCCTGTCACCTACCCATGCGCCTATTTGGTTGAAATCAAAGTATTCGACGGCCTCCTCTTCGGTCATGCCATCGGCGATCATTTGGTCAATGACCTTCGCCTTGTCGTAGCATACAATGGGGTTCTGTCCTATTCTTTCTACGACCCCTGCAATGCAGTCATCAAAGCCGTCCATCTTTAGTAGCGGTTCTCCCGCGTCAATGTATCCTTGTAGTAATTCGTTCATGGTAATTGGTTCTAGTTATTGATTCGTGGATACCACTGGTCCTTACCCTGCATTACCCATTCTTCTAGGTAAGCTAGGTCCTCGGAGTAAAGTGGTTTGTTAGAGGTGATGGAAGTGAATCCATCGAATCGACCGTATGGGTCAATCAGAAACTTAACAACAACATCGCAGGACTCTGCCTTCTCGTTGTCCATGTTGAGCATATAGGTATAGTTCATAGTGTTTTTGTTTTTGTTGGTTCATGTAATTAAAGAAATAAAAAGGGGAGAGGTGTTACCCCCTCCCCTTGACAACCAATCAACTTTAAAAAGGATCGTCCCCAATGGGAGCCGCTGTGGGCTGGTCTGGGATACCGCTTCTGCGATATTGCTCTGGCTGTTTGTCCTCATCGAGACGAGTCAAACGGATGTTCATAACAGGGCCAGCTTGGCTCTGGTTCTTCCAAGCCGCCGCACGGTACTTGCCCGGCGCAGTGACTTCTAGTGTTCCTGTGGCGTGAGGCGATGAATCGGACTCACGTTTGCTTTCTGGGAATAAAACCCCAGTGTTTTCGTTGTTGTATTTTGGCATTGTATTATTGGTTAGAATTCAAAGTCAGCGTCAGCGTTGGCTGGCTGGCTTATCTTCTTGGTTTGTGTTGTTGGCTTCTTGCCGTGATTGTTAGTAGCATCAGCGTCCTTTGTATCGTCGATAGCAAAGAGTCCATTGAGTGCATACTTACGAGCGTAAGAGCTAGCTGACCCAGTAATCTGTGAGTCATCCATACCCTTGCGAGTCTCTGATTCTCTGGCGAATCCATTTGCCTGGATGGTGTATTCACCGCCTTCGGTGCAAGCTAGCACCGCCATGGCCTTGACGTAAATACGTCCACCTACTTCGACTACATCGTCAGTAATAACAAGCGTACAATTCCACTCAGCGAGTAAAGGTTTGACAGCTGTTAGTATATCTTCAGCGGAACGGTAAGCGTACCCGCCGAACTTATTGGTCTGCCCCTTCGGAGCTTTGAGGGATGACTGAATCCCTTTGAGTTTTGAATGAATATTCAATTTATCCATGTTTATGTTTAGTTAGTTCACGGAATAGTTTGGTTCGTTCCGAGGCATTAGAACATTCCATGAGTTGTTTTCGTTTCGCCCCTAGATCTACTAAAGTGGCCTTCTGCTTTTCGGATGTCAAGCCCTTAAATTTTTTTGTAAGTTGAGTCAGTCCCACGGGGTGCAATACATCCAATTGCTCCTGCTCCAGGTAGTCCGCGATGCCGCGTAGCACTGCGGGTAAATGACCTTGGCTGATCTGACATCTGCGATAAGCAAAGTTCTCAATCTTACCCAACAAGGCGTTGCCCACCCTTGATACGACACCACGGACCATACCGGATTGGTGGCTATGATCTACCACCCAGTCCGATGTCTTTCGCAGTATCAGTGGACAAGTTTTGGGCTGATGTTTGACCCTCCAGTCCTTTAGTTTATTTTGTGGTAGATACATCTAGCTCCGTGAGTAAAGCCTTCAGGGCGTTCTTCTCTTGCGTTAAGTTCTTACGCTGCTCCGTCATCCTTTCGATTCTGAAGGACAGAGTCCGTGATTCCTGTCGGATCATATCGATCCTAGTCTGTATTCTTTCGACGTTACTTTCTACTTGTGTCATGCTCATATTATTTTTTGAAGGGACGGAGTTGGCTCTGCTCAAGTGCGTAACCCTTTCCGTAACCTAGATCCTTTATGTTCTTTTTGTTTATTAGTTCCTTCTTCCAGCACCATCCAACCAACTTTACAGTCCAACGATCCGGCGTGATGCACATGATATACATGTCCACATCGGGGTTGTCCTTGAGGGTTGCCAGTAGCTTTCCGAGGGCGTGGTGAGTGCTTTTGACATCATAGGAGTAACCGTTCATTACCCCATCGGCTGACCCAGTGCGAGGGCTGAGGCCGAGATCAAAGAATACATTCAAGTGCTTGGCTACCGCATACTCAGCGGTAACGCCTTGGGCATCTATATCTAGCCCGGCCATGTCAGTCTTCTTCATGTCCTTGATGTTGTTGCCCCTGGACAGCACGGACCGTAGGTGTCCTACGTGCTGGCACATCATGACTTCGTCGTCAGTTAAATTAATCTCAATCATTCCGTGATTCCATTTTTGTATGAACATGTGTCAGTAAGTTTGCGTTCTAGATTAGCCAAGGCCCTCCATGCTACCTTGTCCCAATCTTCTTCGACCATGTGTCGAATAAGTGCGTCCAGTTCGTCAGCGGATTTATCCATGTCCCAGTGTAGTGGCTTGTCGGGATGATGCTGTTGGTTGCCTTGGTAGCTACAGTGAGACACGGCGGCTAGTGCGTGAGGAAAGTATTTAATAAGGCCAGAATACATTGGGTAAGTCTTACGGGCCTTAGCGTCAGTTGGTAGTGCTTTATTCATAGTTATTGTTTTACGACGGGTTGCATTCTTAGCATCCAGAAAAGGTTAGCCGCAGCTTTGGCTACACGGATACCCCACTGGCTCTCTTCATCCGTCCACTCGTAGTGCATATGTTCTGCTGTCTCGCAGTCCACAATGACGGATCTTATCTTGGGTAGGTAAGGTAACTTCTGTAGGTGCATCAGCATAAATGCTTCAATGGCTAGCTGACAGCAGTCCTTCTGGTATCGCTTAGCCTTACCCTTAGTATTGATACGGCACTTGTAGTCCGCGAGAAAGATTCTGGAGTCCTTGATGCCAATGAAGTCAACGGAGCCAGCAATCTTGATGCCCCCGTGGCTGACTATCTTTTCGCAGCCCAAGGCTTGGACACTGTTCTCATCGATCCATTCCAGAAACGGCATGGCCCACTTGTCCCAGCATGACTTACCTGGGTGTTCGTCAATGCCCAACACGTGGTGGTTTATCATACGCTCTATGGTTCCGTGAACCGATGTTCCGAACTCATGCGATGGTATCAACTCACCATCCTTCGGGTGCGGTCTAGTTCCGTAGACCATCTCTGCAAGACTAGCCCAAGGCAGGTCTGGATGCTCTCTGGCTAAGTCCGTCATCATCCTTGGCTTGTAGACTTCATCAAGGAACGAGTCCTTGACTATGCCCAGCACCGTCGTGACCGATGGGTAAACATCTGCTCCAGCTTTACGAGCCTGTGCAGGAGTCCCCACCTCGGCCTCAAACTGAGGCTCCGATGGGTTCTGGCAGTTATAGAAGTGACTCATAGTTCCTCTTGGTCGAGGATAAAGTTGAGTCCATCGCGGAGTGCATCGAGGTCAGAGCATTCGGCCTTCTCGTAGTCCTGAGTGCATAGAGTCCCACCGTCATCGGTCATGATCACTAACGTCTTGCTATCTGGGCTTACTATGTTGTCCACGAAACAAGTCCGTAGGTGTCTCTGCGCCATTAGCGCAAGTAGTTGAGTGTCACTGCGAGGCTCTAGCTCGGTCTGGATCGGCATAATGTATTGATCCCCAGCTTCAAGTTGTCCGATGCGAGCATCAGAGAATCTGCCACGGAGTCCCATGGCTGATACGATTTCATCTTTAGGCAGACCCACAGCGGGTCCATCTGGATAGGTGTGTATTTTTATTTTCATATGTTTAGTTGGTTCGTTTTATGTAGGCACAACTTTACTTAAAAATCGTGCAGGAAAATTCTAGTAACAGGTTGGATAATTCTAGTAATATGGTGGATCATTCTAGTAACATGATGGAGTATACGATTAACATAACTTACATCGGATTTTATATAGGCATACCCCTTTTTATATGTCAAGTAGAAGTTTGTAAGTGATTCAAGTTCAACGACATTTAGTTATCTTACACGCTTGTCAGTATGAGGTAAATTCAGCCTTCCCTTAGCCGCGTAGTATTGATTCAGACTGATCGTGCTGTCCTTTACAATATCCTTGAGATGTCCGTGACCCATGCGGACTAGCTTGTGTATCCTCTTGGCTTCATCGTTTATTCTTTGTGTAATCTCGGACCTCTTAGCCTTCAGACTCTTGGGGCTGTAGATACCACGCCTGACCGCCAAGTGGCGCAGTGCCTCTGGTCTACCTTCCCACGGAGTCCCTAGTGCGGCTTCGGGCCAACTCATTTTCTCCTGCTCGACTCGTTTGATTACTAGCGATAGCCAGTTAGCCTCAGCCTCTGGATCGACGCAGATTTTTTGCCTGCTCGGTCTACGTTCTACGCCATCGGTAATGTCCGCAGTCTTGAGGAGTTCGTGATATTTTTCTGTCATGGACTGGCAGAAGGCCAGGGTGGATCGTGCTGATTCGTTATACATATTTAGTTTTTTTTAGTTGTTTGTTTAATATTTCTTGTGTGGATGTATAGTAGTTACATAGCTGATCGATGCTCATGTCATCGAGAGGAACAAAATCTTCGTCCCATCTCTCATACTTCTGTCGGTAGGTCATGAGCCTCCGCATGTCTTCTGTTTTTTCATCAATTGTTTTTAGGTATTCTTCTATGTTCATATTGTTAGTTGTTTCCTGCGCTTGATCGTATCGCGCAGTCTCGTTTGAATGCTAATAAAATTAATAGCCTTGTCTACCAAAAAAGCCCGCACCGGTGAAGGTGCGAGCTGGTGAATTAGAAGTGCATTCTGTAAAGGCCGTGGCAAATGCCAATAATGGTCGTGATTACGCTAACGGCTACACAGATGACAAAGATTTGATCGTCGGATAGTTTCATAGATAGTGCATGATGATTGATACCGCTAGCAGTAAGCCCGCGATGATGATGCTCCAGAATACGATGAACGCACTCTCCTCCTGCTTGTCTGTTTTGACTAGCTTGTTGGTTTCTTTTTTCATGGTTAGTTTATTGGTTCTTGTTAGTTATAAGCAGTGTGCTTACACCCAAAAAGCCCGCACCGATTAAGGTGCAGGCTGAGGGTTAAGTTACGCTTCCAGTGCGTCCCACTTGTCCATCCATGCAGTCCACGCATCGTCGGACTCCTTGAGGGTTTTAGCGGGTATGTCTTTCGAGTTACCGAAGTCATAGATAGTAGCCGAGGCCTCGTTGCCGATGATGACATAGGCGGTGATGCCATGCCCGTCTTTGTTGAAGGACAGTGAGCCTTCCTCGGTGCCAAGCACCCAGTCTACGGCTTCTGTCGTGGATGGATTTTTGATGCGGTCTTCACCGTCGCTAGCTGAAACTAGCTTGAAGCCTGCAACCTCTTGGAAGTGGATGAAGGAGCGAAGGACTTTATTATAATCGGTCATAGTATTTATTGGTTGGTTCTTGTTAATTTGACGGAGTGTCCGTCTACCCAAAAAGCCCGTAGCTGGGTAGCTACGAGCTGTTGGATTACAGGTCTTCGGATAGTTCGTTCAGCAACTGCTTTGCTCTTGAATACCCTACACCCTCGTGGATTTTGTTATGCGTCTCCATATACTCCTGCAAGAGGGTATCCATGACGTATTCAATAATCTCTGATTTCTCATGACAGCTACGCTCGCTGTCATCGAGTGCATTGATGTTGGCAATAGCCTCAGGGAGACTGTTCATGGCGGTTTTTACTCCGTTTAGTATCATAATATTTGATTGGTTTATGTTAGTTAATTTGTAAGCGGATTGCTTACACCCAGAAAGCCCGCACCAGATGGACTGGATACGGGCTGTGGATTACTCCGAGAAGAGCTTGCGAGATACGTCTGCGGCAGAGGCTTTCCATGCCTCCCAACTGACCAAAGCACCGCAACCTTTTTCCCAAGTCTCGGGTTGGTCGTCGAGTGCCGCGATCTGCTCGCAGTATTTCTCGATTGCGCTGATGACCACAATTTGGTTCAGTGGTGAGCCGAAGTTCATTGCGTCAGTTACTTTTTCTACGTTTGATTTACTCATGTTTTTGATTGGTTCTTGTTATTGGCTCTCCTCATTTACAGCGGCTTGAGACGCTCGCAGAGTGCGGCTGAGTTACCAATCTATGTCCCACTTACTACGTCATCAGACCCTCTGGGTTTCACCCCGAGGAAGGTAGCGTTTGGACTGTCAAGGAACGGGAACTGCGGCCGCATACTACCACGGCTTCCCTAATCCACGCGAGGTTTTTTTTCCACATAAACTATGGATTAGCAGTAACTCGTTGACAATCAATGAAATTTAAATGTAATTATTTTCCGTGATAACGTAGAATCCTCTCCGATAAGCACCCTTAAACAGCTACCTTATGACATCCGTGGATGGCCGAATCATAGCACTGAATCTGGGACTGAAAGATGGCACTGAATCCATCTCGCTGATTGAGAAGAAAAAGGCTCCTCACATGAAACTGGACTGAGCCGAGCTGAGCCAGACTAAGCTAGACTATGCAAGCGCATGCTAGGGGGAGGAGGGGGTCAGCAACGCGTGCGCCGCTAGATATATGTATCATCCAACGCCCCTTTAAAAAATACAAGCCTCATGGGGCTTACTATCCGAATCGTCCCCTTGTATTACTCAGTGAGGTTACTGCTCTAATGCTCCTTTGTTCCAGCGGAGATTCCGGATTCTATGTGGCACGAAAACACGTGTCAAGCATAAAATCCAATTATTTTTGATCCAGACGAAAGTAATCCTTGACATTTATATAAGTGCTTGTCATCAAGGACATAATGAGTGCAATAAATCCTAGCCCTGAGGAGATGCGACTGGACCTAATGGCCAGTATATCTGAGAGTATTCAGGCGGTCAGCAAGGAGAAGGAGGCCATGAAGGTCAATAGTCTAAGCCGTGCTAACCCAGGGAAGGTGGCTGAGATACTTTATCACTACGCCATGGGCGAGACTCAGACCAAGATGGTAAAGAAGTACAAGTTCAGTCGAGATACTGTGATCTCAGTTCTAACAGATTATGCGGACCACATAGGGAAGTTCCGAGAGGTAACTGGCCGACTAGCGGCCAGGAACTACTTGAACCTGTCCTCACTGGAAGAGGACCTCATTGAGAAGGTCCGTGGTAGGTTAGAGGGTGATCCGGAATTTGAGGTATCATTCCGTGACCTAAAGGAGCTATCCATAGCTAAAGCAAATGCGGGACGGGAGGCTTTGACTGCTAGAGGTGAAGCTACACAGATCACGGAAGATAGGAAGGTATTCACACAGGATGACTACGAGGCTACCATCAAGGCAGCGAGGGCCAGGATACAGGAAGCTAAGACAATAGAGGCAGAGGTTAAGGATGCCTAAGTCAATCACGGATTCTAGCTATGACCCGATCTATGATCAGATCCGAGGGATACTCGGAGAGCATTTTGAAAATTACTGCTTCATAGTCATGAACGAGCAGGGTGAACTATTTTATGATTACAATCACCTGCCAGCAGGTAGGATGCTTTTGCATGAGATGCAGAAGGAACTTAGTGACGGTGGCATAAGCTTGGAGTGGGAATTTGAGAATGACCCAGATGATCTTGAGGAAGAAGAAGAATGACCATTGAGTTCACAAAGCACCCGGCCCTAGAAGCCCCTACCGATGAAGAGATAGTTATTCTAGGTGAGTCAGATCCCAAGCTTTTGGTTCAGCTGCACGAGGCTCACGAGGGTAGGATTCAGTCAGCTGAGGAGGATCCACTGCGTCACGGATTTGAGCTAAGTGGCTGGAGCCGGATGCGGGATGCCTTAAAGGACTACGACGAGGTCATTACCTTTGGCGGGAACAGAAGCGGGAAGACGACGGGATGCGCCAAGATGGTGATGGAGGCCGTGACCGAGAACATGGACGGACACGTGGTATGCTTCAGTCAGAATGCGGACACGTCCATAAAGGTACAGCAGGCTGCAGTATGGGAGATGATGCCTAGGGAGTTCCGCAGGAAGACCAAGAGTATCGATGGTTACATAAACTTCAGTATGCAGAACGGGTTCACGGGTAGTTCCTTTATCTTCCCGGACACTAGGACTAGGGTGGACTTCAAGACTTATACTCAGTTCAGTAATAACCAAACCATCCTAGAAGGTTTTGAGTTCGGTTTCCGTAACCCTACGGGAATGAATATAGGAGCCTGGCTGGACGAATACCTAGGGGATGCTGCTTTGGTAAACACCCTACGCTTTCGTCTTGCGACCAGAGATAGTAAGATGCTTTTGGGATTCACGCCTATTGATGGGTACACGCCATTCGTTTCGGATTACCTCAAGGGAGCCGAGACTCTCGAGACTAAGACTGCCTCTTTGCTGGACGGCGAACAGGTTCCCGTGATTCAATACAGCCCCGAACGAGATGCTGGTGTTGTTTACCTGCACTCCGACGAGAATCCCTTTGGCGGTTATGACCGCATAGCCAAGGACCTAAAGAACGCGAACCGTGATACGATCATGGTCCGTGCTTACGGATTACCTACGAAGTCAATGACTTCACTGCTACCGAACTTTAGCCCAGAGGTCAATGTCCTAAATAGTACACCGAACAAATACGACATGACCTTTCCTGACAAGGAGTCCTTGACCTGGTATCAAGTAGTTGACCCCGCCTTTGCCCGGAACTATGTGGCGATATGGGCAGGTGTCTCACAGGACGAGGAGATATTTATACGCAGGGAGTGGCCGGACAGAGATACCTACGGAGAGTGGGCCTTGTTCGGTGACCCGAAGTGGCGCAAGGGTCCAGCCTCAGAGAAGATAGGCTACGACGTAGAAAGATACTGCGAACTGTTTGAGGATATTGAAGAGGAGCTAGGTATCGAGGTCACGGAACGTATAGGTGACTCCAGGTTCTTTGCTAAGGAGAATGAAAATAATGTTGATCTATTTACGGCTTTTTACGATTTTGGCATGAATTTTACACCGTCGGACGGACAGCAGGAGGGCATAGGTAACACAAGCCTGGACGATTGGTTCTTCTATAATCCGAACTACGACCTTGATCCCGCCAACAGACCACGGTGCTATGTGCATGAGGACTGCGGGAATCTTATTGAGAGCATGATTAATTACAACGCTGCTGGTAAAGCGGACGAAGCACTCAAGGACTTTTTTGACCTCATCCGTTATTTGCGAATGTCAAATGGTGGTATGGGTCCGGACTACTTTGCATCCTCCGATATGGGGATCACCAGAAAACAACAAGGAGGATACTAATGAAAATTAAATTAACTGAGTTCGCCGAATATCACGATACTGACTTCGACGAAGCTCTAAAAATAGCTAACGAAAAACTACCGCAGGAATACATCAGCGGTAAAGGTAAGAACACTTGGATCAGCCCAGAGGGGCAGGATATACTGTGCGACGGTATGTTCATCAACGAAATAATCCCTAAACACTTCAGGGGCAAGGTGTTATCAATTTGTCCGAATCCTAGATTCAACATGGTTCACTTCGTAGAGATTGGAAAGAAGGTTCCAGTTCTATTGCCTAACAGGTTAAAGGACAGATTCTTAGGTAAGGTAATCTGTTTTGAGGTAATCGAATCCGAGACAGGGGTCAGCTATCGTTATGTCAAAGGTTGATAGAACAAAGATATTTTACGGACGGAACCTTGGGACTGGCGAGATCGAGGACGAAAACCTGACTCTGGATTACAAATGGAACCAGCAGAACAGGGATCGCCTCATAATGTGGGAGACTTTTAAGCGGTACGTAAAGCATGAGTCCAAAGTTCCCATGACTAACATAGAGTTATGTGATAAGATAGGCAGTTCTAGGACTCATCTTGCTAGCATGATTCAACTAATAAAAGATAGACTAAATGCAGAACGATAATATTTCAAATGCTCTTACCTACGTGGGCAACGAGCCGGACATTAAAACACTCCGCTTTGCTTACGAGCAAACAATAACGGAGCTTGAAGCATATTTTGATTTATGTCGTACGAGCTACGACGACCGCCGTAACTGGTGGCCAGGCAAGAGCCGCGATCACCGCAAGCATGGCGCGGACGCATTCCCTTGGGAAGGTGCTAGCGATAGTGAGTGCCATCTTATTGATGAACGCATTACGAAACTTGCATCCCTATTTATTTCTGCACTCAAGAGGGCTAACGTCAGAGCGTTCCCCGTGGAAAGTGGAGACATTGCTCGCAGCAAACTAGTATCAGGTTTCCTCAAGTGGATGATACGATCCGGATACATCCCCCGCTTTTACAGGGAGATGGAACTAGGTGCTAACTACCTGCTAGAGCGTGGACTTCTAGTCACCTACGTTGGGTGGCATATGGAGGATCGCTCCTTTGAGCAAGAGATTGATCTACAGCAGATTGCACAGATGTCCCCAGAAATATTTCAAGCTGTGGAGCAAGGTGAGAACGATGAAGAACTCATCCTACTTATGCAGCAAGTTTTTGACGGCGTTACAGAAAAACGAGCAAAAGCCGCACTCAAGGATCTACGCAAAAAAGGAATCGCGAAACTGCCCGTAGTGCGTCGTCAAATTAATTGCCCCGAAGTCAAGACCCTAGCACCTGACGGTGACTTTGTCTTCCCCCCTTATGTTACTGACCCGCAACGCGCACCGTATTGTTTCTGGAAAACGTATTATACTCCACAGGAATTAGAACTCAAGGTAACAACCGATGGTTGGGACCAGGACTTCGTGGACATAATGATCGAAAGATACCGAGGCGTGAACATTGACAGCCTTGAGCGATACGAAGAGGGCCGTCGCAGCATGAGCCTAACGGACACTGCATACGAAGCTGATGAACTTATTGAAATTGTTTACGGATACCAGAGACTAATCAACGAAGAGGATGGCTCCGAAGGAATTTACTGCACAGTATTTCATAAGAACTTTGATGGAGATGATGGCACTGGGACTCCCGGATATGCAAAGTTCGAACTACTTAACGGATACGAAGACTATCCAGTAGTAGTGACACGCTTGTCCGAGGACACTAAGCGTCTCTATGATGTATCCACCGTTCCCAGTATTCTTCGTGGTATTCAGAACCAAGTAAAGGTAGAGCGTGATTCACGGATTGACCGCAATAGCCTAGCTACTCTGCCTCCTATCCTGCACCCAGTAGGTCAAGCACCTAATGACTGGGGACCAGGTCGTATGATTCCATACCGCCGTAAGGGTGATCTGGACTTCGCTCCGACTCCTGCCTATAACCAAGGTTCGCTTGAGATGGAACAAACACTAATCAATCAAGCTGACAGGATGATTGGACTGGATCCGAATGACCCTATGTCTCAATCCAGACAGCAGTTCATGGTTGATAAGTACCTAAGCCACGTATCCGAGGTGATCCGTATGGCTTACAAGTGCTTCCAAAGATTCGGACCCGATGAGGTCTTCTTCCAGGTTACTGGTATCCCTGATCCTCAAGTAATGAACAAGGGAAACCCGAACGAGAACTTTGACATCATGATTAACTTTGATGTGCTTGACAATGACCCAGAAACAGTAGAAAAGAAACTACAAGGGTTCGTTGCATTGAATCAACTCAATGTAAATAACCGTATGAATATTGATGGATTACTTGATATTGCAGCCGCAAGCATTGATCCAGTCATGGCTGACGCGGTTCTACAACCTGCACAAGATGCTCAACAAGAGATGGTTAAGAATGTTACCGATGATCTTACAAAGATTTTTGCAGGTATTGAAATGCCAGCCCGTCCTACAGGCGCGCAGATTGCTATGCAAGTCATTCAGCAATACGCCCAGCAGCCAGACATCCAGCAACGCTTGCAGCAGGACGAAGCATTCCGGGGACGCATGGAGAAATACCAGGGTCAGTACACCTTCCAGATGCAACAAGCTCAGAACGCTCAGATTGGTAGAGTCGGCACAGCCCCTGCACAGATGGGTAATGTTAACACTCAGAATATGTAGTATTGTTTTATTAACAAATACTTACACAATGGCTGATAACAAAACACCCTCACAACTCGCCCAACAGCGAGTCCGCGAACAGCGTTCACAGAATTACTACGACATGCTCTCCCTTAATGAGGGCAATAAGTCCACGGTCTACAAGGACAGTAAGGGCATTCCGCATATAGGTATCGGCTTTAATCTTCAAGATGCTGGTAACCGCAAGTTCCTAAAGCGTGAAGGCATTGACATCAATGAGTTATTTGATGGCAGGAAGTTAAGCGAAAACGAAATTAGGACCCTATATAACTACAGCCTAACGCAGGCGTTTAAGGACGCTCAGTCCTATGATCCTAACTTTGCCAAGAGACCCGAAGCAGTTAAGATGACGCTAGTTGATATGGCATTTAATCTTGGTTCAACAAAGCTAAATAAATTTGTGGACATGAAGAAGGGTCTTATGAATAATGACTACAATATGGCGGCTGATGAAATGGTTGACAGTAACTGGTACAAGCAGGTAAAGTCCAGGGGTCCTAGAATGGTAGACGTAATGCGTTCCGCAGCAAAATAATATGAATATCCAAGACGACATAAAGACACTTCATAACTACGAGGCTTTTGCTAGGTTCATGAAGATGGTTCATGACCTCAGAGAAGAGGCTATCGAGGAACTGCACGAAGCTAGCAGTGACAATATTCAACAAATATCCGGACGGATCATCACCTACGATCAGCTTTTACAACTATCAAGCTGGCAGGAACTAAGTGTCCGTCACCGTGAACATTTCTAGGCTGAACAACAACTGTTCACCTATGTTATATTAACGTATCGCAATCTCTCGGCGTAAATGAGTGGAACTTATGACAGATGAAATCACGACTGCTGACTCTGGGGCAGATCAAATACCAGTGGACAATACTAATATATCCGTAACGGATTTTGCAAATCGTCGATTGGGCGAGATGAAATCTCAGCAAACCGCTGAGACAGAATCAGAACCAGTTGCCGAAGAGCCAACGGAAGAGACACCCGAAGAGGTCATTGAGGAGACTGAGGAAACTCAAGAAACTCAAGAGGTCGAAGAAGGTGAACCAGAAGTTGAATCAACATCCGAGGATGTTCTTTCACAGATTGATTTGGACAACGCGTCCGAAGAGGAACTACGGGAACTAGCTGATAAGTTAGGCAGTAAAGCTGTGGCACGTTTTGGGGAACTTACCGCAAGACGAAAGACAGCAGAAGAAAAACTGGCTAAACTAGAGGCTTCGCTTCAACAGCAAAACCCCCTTGAGTCAAAAAAGAAAATAGAAAATAACCCATTTGGGGATTTAGATTCTATCGAGAGCCTTCAATCCAAGGCTGAAGAGGTAGAGCAAATAGTCAACTGGGCTGAGGACCTTCTTTTTGAAGGTGCTGACTATGCGGCTGACGATGTCATTACTGAGATCGAAGGCAAAGAAATGACGAAAGCGGAAGTCCGTAAATCCTTACTACAGGCGCGTAAGGCTCAGAAGACCTTTCTTCCTGATCAACTTTCTAAAATACAAGCCAAAGAACAGGCTGCAAATATGGAAGTTGCTTTCAAGCAGAGAGCGAAAGAAGAGCTATCCTGGCTAGAAGGTGAAGACAATGATGTACGCAAACAATACGAAGCTACAGTGAACGATGCTCGTTTTCAAAAGATGAAAGAGATCGTATCAAAAGAAGCTCCGGATGTTGCGGGTCAATTAGATTACTGGTTCGCTCACGCAGCAAACAGTATCTATGGTCGTAAACCTGTAGCCGAAAGTAAGCCAAGCATGAAACTTACACCACCCAAGGGTGCGACAACAAGTAATGCAAACGCTGCTACGTCCCCATCAAGAACTGCAAAGGCACTCAAGGAACTGCAAAGTCAATTTCAAAAATCGGGTAACGCTCGTGATTTTGCCGCACTTAGAAAACTACAAATGGCCTCTCGCCGTTAACTCATTAATAATTAAATACAATGTCATTCTCAAATACATTCGATACTACAAATACAGGTTCGGGTGTCTCCAATCGCGAAGACTTGACTGATGTCTTGACTATCCTCGCTCCCGAAGAGACTCCTATCCTTTCGTCTGCTAATAAAGAACGCGCCTCCGCAACTAATGTTGAGTGGACTGTTGACAGCCTTTCGGCTCCACAGACTACTGGCATTTCCGAAGGTGCTGATGTTACAGCATTCACTGACAAATTCGCTGGTCGCGCTCGCCTTGGCAATCGCGTTCAAAAATTCCGCCGTGACTACATGGTTTCTGATCTGCAAGAAGCAGTTGATTCCGTAGGTCCTGCAAAAATTGCACAAGCTGAAGCTAAAGCTATCCGTGAGCTAAAACGTGACGTTGAAGCTACACTAGCTGGCACTCAGGATTCAAGCACAGAAAACGGTGCAGGTACACCTAATGCCCTTCGTGGTCTTGGTGACTGGCTCGATTCTGCTGGTCCTGCTGATGTCCCTGCGGCATTCCGCACACCTGCTGGAAGCATTCACGCAACTGGTACTAACTTCTCGGAGTCAGTTCTTAATGATCTCATTAGCTCTATCTTCCGCGTAACTGGTTCTGCAAACAACCTTATGCTTGTTGCTGACACAGCACTTCGCCAAGTTATTGCTGACTTTGCTCGTCTTGACGCAGCAGGTGCAGCAGGAGCTAACGTAGGTGTTCGCTCAGTAAACTACGATGGTAACAGCAGCTCAATCAAACTATCCGTTGATCTTTATCAAAGTGACCACGGTGTTGTTTCAATCGTAAACGGCAACCCTGACTGTATGCCAGCCGTAACAGGTGGTACTGCAAATGGTGCTGGTTACCTTGTTAACCCTGAGTACTACGGTGTTCACGAGCTTATCCCAATGGGAAGCACTCGCCTTCCAAATCTTGGTGGCGGTGAGCGTGGTTTCGTTGACTGTGCATTAACACTAGGTGTTTACCACCCAGGCGCACACGGTTACATCCAAGCAATTACCTAACCCTTAACTAAAGGAGATATAATATAATGGCTAAATTAACCGTAAATGAATTAAGTGGTGATTTCACTCACGTGCTTACTCTATCCGCTCAAGACATCGTTAACGCAAGCACTAACCAAACTGTCTGGGGACAAATCCCAGCTGGTGGTGCAGTTGACGTTGCCTTCGCTGTTGAGTCCGTAGCTCTTGTTGGAGCTTCTGACATCACGCTTGAAGTTGGTACTGGTACTGATGACGACACACTTATCGATAGCTTCGACATCGACGCTAACGCAGGTGCTACTGCATACAACACTGGAACAGACTTCATTCAAAGCAATGGAGACACAACAGTTAAAGCAGGAGCTTCTCCTGTTGCTGGTTCTGGTGGTGCTGCTGCAACCAACCTTATCTATAAGTTTGGTGGCACAGTTGCTAACCTTACTGCTGGTGAAGTTATCATTGGTGTTCGTGTATTCGACCCAATGCGCTTCTCTGCAAGCTAATTAAATTCTGGTTGGGGGGCTTCGGCCCCCCGCCTTTTTTAATATGGATATAATTGTTCCTAACCTAAAGCGGTACTCTGACGGCGAGATTGATCGCGCCTTCATGAATGAGATCACAAATGGTTTCAAGTTAGAGCGAGAAACCGAACAACAAAGGGTTGCAGGTGCAGCCAAAGAAGCTAAGAAACTAAAGGGGACAGTTCACCCAGTTCTTGGCAAACCAGTTGCTAGTATCCCACCAAGGGAATACTTTCGACTAATCCAGAAGTACGGTCAAGAGACTGTGCATTCTAAAGAATTTTTAAAGTACTACAATAAGAAGTTCCCGGAACTTACTCCAAACAAAATCTAATGCAGACCAGAACCTACGGCGATCTTTTTAAGTTAATCCAATCCCTAGCTGGTGTTGGATCCTTTGCTCCTACGGAAGCGGATGATGTAGCTAATCTCATTAACCGCAGGTTTTTACAAGCATTTAACGAGAGTCCAATCTGGCCTCGATATTTAGTTACCTCTGAGGAGCGTGATATTATTTCATTAAATATTAGCGGTCTAGGAGCAGGAACCTCATCGGATTCCTCATCTGTAGTAAATGGAAACTATATTTTGCTCGGACAAGATGATGGAGCAAATGGAGCAGTCGCTGGAACTAATGTTTATTATAATCCTGATGTAGGAAATCTAAATGCTGGTACTACTGTCATATATAAAAGATCAAGCACGAGTCGATGGGAAATTGAAAGCGGTGGTCTTGTTTCCATAAATGCAGATGGTACAATTTCTGTGCAAGCAACTGCTGGTGGTAGCGCAGTTACACTTTTAGTTGAGGCCGATACTCAAAAGAAAGACAACCCATCCGAGGTTGTGACTTGGACTTTAACAGCCGCTAATCTATCTGGCACTCCATTAATTGTAGACAAACAGATGATTCCTTATGCCCAAACGGGCAGAAATACTATTGGTAGCTTCAATCGTATTCATCGAAAAAAAGCATTTCTAAATCAGTCCTCTGTTGAGTATGACTTCTTTGTAGATTTCGATGGTGCTAATATTTTAAATATTACTAGCACGACTGACAACTCAGCATTTGTTACTTACAAGAAGCAGTTCACTCCGTTTACGATTACTGTTTCTAATCCAGTTGTTGTAGCGGACTTTACCGACAGCACGGTTGAGGTCCCTGCTGAGTTCTTTGCTTACCTTGCTCACGCAACCTATGCTGACTTCCTTCGTATGGACGGGCAGACTGACAAGGCATTTGCCGAGGAAAACACAGCCAGTGTTGCCCTAGCACTGGAACTTGAGAAGGTTGATATAATCTCTAATAACAATACCGTAAACAAACGGTTCTCCACTTACGTAAATCGGCAGTCTCGATAATAACCCCCTGTGATATAATACACAACTATGGCAAGTTCGAGAAACAATGCGCTGGAGTTCAGCTCGGTAGGTTCAATAGTTATTAATCCAGCTGACGGTGCAACTACTGGAACGTTCGGAGCTATCCAGTTCCTGAAGGATTCTGAAATAGATGATATTATTGGTACTAATATATCTAATGACGACTTGAGTAAACTTCAAATACCCTATGGAGCAGGCAGTATTTTATATGGTAACTTTACTAATATAAGTCTAGCCAGTGGCCTAGCACAACTACATAAGGTCTAATAAGAATGTTTTTAGAAGGCTATCAACTCATAGGACTATACAATCAAGGTAAAATATAATTATGGCAAGTTCAAGAAATAACGCACTGGAGTTCAGCTCCGTAGGTTCAATAGTAATCAATGCTGCTGACGGCGCAACCGCTGGTACGTTTGGAGCTATCCAGTTCCTAAAGGATTCAACTCTCTCCGCACTAGTTGCTACTAATGTAGAAAATTCTGCCGATCTCCTTACATCCTTTGGAGCAGGTACAATTATATATGGTAACTTTACTTCCGTAACCGTAAGCGGTGCTGGCAGCTTAGTGCAACTACACAAGGTCTAATATGCATATTAGCCTTGACTCAGCCCTGGGTCAGCAGCGTAGGCTGAACTCAGTAGGAGAGAGCATCACACAGATTGCTCCTGATCCTGCGGCGGCATACAGCCTCCGTAGTCTTACTGGTGGTGATCCCAAGGTTGTGCGTGTGCGTAGAGCAAGCGACAACCACGAGCAGGACTTCACAGCGTCTGACGTATCTTCTGGTGCGTTGCAGGACTTTGTAAACGCTCAAGTAGTAGCACCTCTGGACATACAGGCACTGAGTGCAACGGGCCGTGATGGTGACTTCTTGATTGCCAAGGCGGCTTACTCACTTCGCAGCCTAGGAACACGTCAGGCTACCTTAGCGGCTACTGGAGACACCGTAGCCCGTGCTAATGGCAAGTTTGTATGTCAAGTGCGTCGTGATTCTGACGATGCCTTGAAGTCCTTTACAGCGACTGAGATTACTGATGGAACGCTTGTTGATTTTGTTGGTCTTATACCAAACGGCGTGTTTGCCAATACGGGATATGAGTCCTTCACTAATGCTTCTGAAAGCGGCTTTACTGCATCTAATACAGGTTCAACTGGGTTTGCTATCTCTGATATAGCAGACGGAGGTAGCGGAAACGTAATCAATGTTTCTTTTGATATAAGTATTACAAATGGCTCTCCATCGATTTCTCTTAGAAGTTCATTAGCTGGAGGATCCCTCTCTTCAAATTCCTCAACTTATACAAGTTCTGGTTCTTACACAGCTACACTTACAGCTACTGGAAGTTATGTAGGAGTTGGCTTTACTGAAGGTGATGCTCCTTCAAACTTTACTGTTTCTAATTTTAAAGTTCTCGGAAACGGCTTTGTTAAAACTTGGTATGACCAAAGTGTAACCACGCAAGCAGGAGATACAGCAACAGGTAATCACGCAACTCAAGCAACTGCTGCGGAGCAACCTAAGATTGTTAGTGCAGGTTCCTTAATTACAGGAGGGGGTATTGCCTTTGACGGTTCTGATGACCAGTTGGATTTTACTGCACTTAATGCTACTGACCTTGCTATCTTTAGTGTTCTGAAGTTTGATTCAGTTTCTGGTCAAGAAAGAATACTTGGTGAAGATAGCACCAATAGCGAAGGCTTTGGTATTGCCAATGCAACAACAGCTTTTTTCAGAGCCAATGGTGGCTCTTCTAATTCACCTGCATTAAATGCTACTGTATCAACTTCAGGCGATTTTCTTTATTCTGCAAATAGGGCATCTAATACTTTAGGGTTTTTTACCAATGGAGTTGCTTCTGCTACGGCTACAAATAGCGATGCCTTCAAAGCAAACAGTATTGGTGGCTCAACAAATCCTATTGATGGAAACCTTAAGGAAATTGTTATTTACGAGACTGACCAAACAGACAACCGTGTAGCCATTGAAGCTAACATCGGTGAAGTCTACAGCATTGACCTACCATCTGGTGTAGACCCAGGGTTTGACCAAGTGGACGGCTTTGTAGAGACTTGGTATGACCAGTCAGGTAATGGCAATAATGCCGTGCAAGCAACTGCTTCATTACAGCCCAAGATTGTAAATGCTGGGTCTTTGCTCGCAGATGGCATTTTGTTCGGAGCAAACATAAATCTTCCGCTTTCAGGAACAGGATTAGATATATTTAAAAATGTAGCGCACGGAAATATCTTTAGCGTAATTAAACCTTTGGATACTGGCACTAGCGGCGACAGATATTTTAGTGCAGCTAAAAATACTGGAACAAGTGCTAGGTTTCTTTTTGGAGATTCTCAAGACACAAGTGCTGCGTTTAGAATTGGCGGTAGAGCATTGGATGGAGATAGCTTTAGTGATGAAGAAGGCACAACTACTCATAGCAATGCAGTTTCTCTTCTAACAGGATTTATTAATTATGGAACTAAGACTGGCACATTGTTTTTGAACGGTTCGCAGACAGACACAGCTACACTGTCAAATATGACGGCTGGCAACACCTCCGATACATCAAGTGCTTTGGCTGCTATAGGTGATTTGCAGTCTTCTGGTGCGCTTACTGCTGACTTTAATGCCAAGGAAATGATTATTTATAATACTGATCAATCCTCTAACCGCACAGCCATTGAAGCTAACATAATAAGCCATTACGGAATATCATAATGCTCTATCTAATATACGCAAGCAAGGAAGCCGCCATTGAACGAGCCGACGAGGAAGGCAAGGAGATTGGCTTTGATTACTGGATTGAAGACAATGATGTAGGCACACGCTGGCTTACTTACCCTGCCGAGACTATTGACCACACCTGGGCATTGGACGTAACGGACTACGACCTTGATGATTCCGAGAAGGCATCAACCGTTAATCACTACACACCCCTGCCTGACGAAGACTAAATGCTATGCAAGATATTATATACAGATCAACAATCGGAACAGGAGGCTTTATCGCTACCATTGAACTAGCCCCAGTTAACGAAGTTCTTGGCTTTGCCGTTGGTCTAGCAACCTTCATCTATATGTCCGTATCCGCAATCAAGGTAATCAAGGAACTAAGAAACAAATGACCCCTGAACTCATAGCAATGATTGGAGGAGGAGCCTCTGGTTTTATCTTCAAACTGATTGGACAGCTTGTCGCTAATCAGCAAGGCACTGTGGACGCTATGATCAAGAAGCAGTCAGCCGCTGACGAAAGCCACCAGAAAGCCTCTACAAGGGGCGGTGAGTGGGTCAGGAGGGTCATAGTATGCACTGTCCTGTTTGCGGTCGTTGTAGCCCCCTTTTTGTTGGCTCACAGCCCAGAGGGAGTTACCGTAGGGCAGGAGACATCTTCCTTCTTTGGTTTATTCAAGGGAATCAAGTATCAGACCCTCAATGGTTACCTTATACTACCAGAGGTTCGTCAAACAGTTCTAGCCATTGTCGGATTCTACTTCGGCTCCTCAACCATTAAATGAATGAAGTTTTACAAATCATTGCATCCCTCTGGCCTATCGGCATTGGCGTTATTACGCTCATCATCGTGCTAGCCCGGATGCACTACAACCTAGAAGCCCTTACAGAAAAGGTAAAAGTCCTATTCGATTTTCACAATAAAAGAAAGAAATAATTATGACCGAAAAAGAAAGAAAAGCTAAGGCTGCGGAGCTAGCAGCAAGAGCTAAAGACCTTCAAAGAAGAATGTCGGAGCAAGCAGTTAGAAAAGAATTTAAACGTCAGCTTCAAGCATCTGATCCAAAGGCGGCCTCTGCTATGGCTCAATTTAATGTCAGAAAACGTGCCGGTGAGTCCGCTGCTGATATTGCAGAAAGTTATTCGCCCCAACAAAAGGCGGCTATGAGGCGCAGTATTGAAGCTGCTGACGCATTTAGCAGAAAACTAATTGATAAAAAGAAATAATTATGAAGTGCTGCATCTGCAAAACCAAAGACAAATTTATCTGTAAGGTAAAATCTCTCGCATCCAAGCTCGTAGCTTGGGTTAAATTAATAATCAAATAAAGGAATAATTATGCCAAAGGGAAAAGGAACATACGGAAGCAAAGTAGGTCGTCCATCTAAAGCTGCTAAGGCTAAGGGGATGAAGAAGATGGCCCCAAGAGGCTTTAAGAAAACACCAAACAAACAAATGGCTAAGAGAAAGAAGTAATGCCATTTAGCAAATACAGTCCAAAACAAAAGAAGATAGCTAGGGTGGCTGCACCTCGTAATAAGATTACGGAGGCTGACTTCAAAGTATTAAGGAAATCAAATGCACAGGAAAATACTAACCGTCGCAAGAAAGCTTGAGCAAGCATCGAAGGCTCACGCTGGTCAAGCGAAGGTTCTTAAATCAATTGTAAAGAATGCCAAAAAAAGCAAAAAGCGGGGGTAAGATATGTCCAGCAGGTAAGGCCTGGGCGAGACGGACGTTTGACACGTATCCGTCCGCTTATGCTAATATGGCTGCATCTAAGTATTGCAAGGATCCGAACTATGCAAAGAAGTCTAAGAGTGCAAAGCGTAAAAGAAAATAATGTCTCAACTAGCACAATGGAGAAAACAGAACTGGGTAAGGATAGGAACTGATGGATCTATCAAGGGACCTTGCGGAACGTCGAAAGATAAGAAAAACCCTGACCGTTGCCTGCCTAAGAGAAAGGCTCTCAGCCTCACGAAGGCAGAGAGAGCAAGCACAGCTAGAAAGAAAAAGAAGGCAGGAGCAAGAGGAAAGACAGTCGTAGCCAACACACCCCGAGCAAAGGTAAGAAGTAAATGAGGAAGGAACACAAGAGCAAGCAAGGAGGACTTACCGCTGCTGGTCGTGCCTACTTCAAGCGCAAGACGGGTGCAAACCTCAAGGCTCCGGTCACGGAATCCAACCCCAAGGGCAAGAAGCTAGCCCGAAAGAAATCATTTTGTGCCAGAATGTCTGGCGTTAAAGGTCCAATGAAGGACAAAAAAGGAAGACCAACACGGAAGGCACTAGCCTTGAAGCGTTGGAAATGTTAATAATTCAATAATTAATACAATGAGAAAAGAAAAATTCCGTCGCGGTACAGCGGCATATCGTCTGGCAGAGGCTCAAGGTCGTTTGCCCTCACAAATAGCAGCAAAGAAAAAAACTGCAACAGCTGCTCCTAAAGCAAAAGCCGATGCTCCTAAGTCAAAGGCTGTTAAGAAAGCAGCCGTGAAACGAACACCTAGTGGTCGTAAGGCAAAACCTGCGACGGTCAAAAAGTCTGGCGGCGGTCGTGGCAAGGGCGAGCGTCTAGTCAGCATGAAGCCTGTTAAGAAATCAGGCGGTAGCCGCAAGGGTTCATCGGGTACAACTAAAGGATCCAAAACATCCCCAAAGGCTACAACACGTTCTAATGCTAGAACTGGCAAGGGCAAGCAATCTAGGGACACCAAGCTATTTAGCGGTAAGTTTACATCCAGAGGTAATCGTCGTTAATTAATGCAGGAGTACAGGTCATACGCTAGCTTAGATGACCGCATCCTTAATGACGGGGATGTAGGCTTTGTTGGGTTCAACAATAGGCTTAGACCTGATCAGCTACAGGGCGGGATGCTAGCTGATGCCCAGAACGTTCGCTTTGATCGCAACGGTGAAGCACAGGTCCGCAAGGGTATCGAGGTCATTGAGGCCCCGTTTGCCGTAGGTGGTACTGTCCTTCGACTGCCTACTACAGCAGAGATTGATGATGGAGTCACGGCTTTGCTTCCTACGACTATTGAGTCAGCTACCCTTGTCGGTGCTGACAATCAGGCTAACATTATTATCAATGACCCAGCGGTTGATCCCGGTCATACATTTGTAGCTACTAATGCTGTAACTGTAGAGGGTCTAGGCTTTTCTACAGTTGATCCTAACGGATTAAAAACTTTAGTTTCCGTGACTGATAACGGAGATACGAAGACGTTAAAATACGCCCTAACGGGTTCCAACGAAACTTACACAGCCCCGATTGTCCTGCCTCAACAATTACCATTTACCTTGAATACCAATACAACACAGGCCGTTGTTGGGTTCAATATGGTCCTTGACCAAGGGGCAGTCACCGAGGTCTATGCGAGTACTGATTTCAGTGACCCCAATGAGAACGCAAGTCAGTACATCCTTATCGCCTCTAATCTGAAGGTTGTTGCTAAGAATCTAGCGACGAACGCTACCGTAGATATTGCTTATCCAGCTGGCGAAACTGTGCCGCCTGAATCATCAATGCTCCAAGCATTCAACAAGGTGTTCATCTTCCGCAAGGGTCAAGTAGCCCTGGAATGGGATGGTTCGTTTAGCGGAACCCCTGCGTTTACTAAAGTAGCCAGCGGAACCTATACGCAGCCCGTGGTCATAGTAACTCCAGCTAGCGGCTTTTCTATAACTAATAATGTAGCAACCGTCGATTTAGGTGCTGGTACACACGGGTTAGCTGTAGGAGATACAATAACCTTATTGGAATCTAATAGTAGTGGATTGACGGTCGGTGATGATTTTGTGGTATCAACCGTTGTTGATGCAAACGAATTTAAATTCTTTGTCAATTCTCCTGATGTTGCTACTCATACTGGGACAGTTCCAGAATTTTCAAAAAGAGTATCCGTAGGTCTTGGGTTCACCCATATGCCAGCCCCAGAGTTTGCTGTATATCATCAGCGTAGGTTGGTCATGCCGTTTCAGTTCTCGGTCGATGCAAGTGCGAACTCATATACATCAAGGGGAATCATAGATGAGGTCATTGCTTCAGATATTCTTGACTCCGACACCTATGACCAAATCTACGCTCAGTACAGATTCAACGCAGGTGAAGCTGACTTCACTGTAGGGCTGCACTCCTTCTCCGAGGACAACCTGATGGTCTTCAACCGTAACAGCATTCACCTAATATCTAACACAACGTCCCTGCAAGCGGCTAGCACTAAACTACTGACCGATGAGGTTGGTTGCGTAGCCCGTCAGAGCATCCAGCAGGTCGGCAGTCAAGTTATATTCCTGTCCGACAATGGTGTTTACAGCACTCAGTTCTTTGATGAATACAATCTCCGTGGAACGGAGACTCCTCTGAGTGAACCCATTAACAAGACAATTAAGAGAATCAACAAGGATCAGAGTAGCCAGGCCGTAGCCGTTTACTTCGACAATCGTTACTTCATTGCCGTGCCTCTTGATGATGCACTTCGCAATAACGCTATACTTATCTACAACTTCTTGAACAAACAATGGGAGAGCATAGACAATGTTGATAGCACGGACTGGGACATCGATAACCTAATAGTTGCTGGTGAAGGAAGCAAGCGGGGTGTTTACGCTATTAATCGACTAGGCGGCATCCACAAGGTAGATGCCCGGTTACAGGGCGATGACTTGATTAATGTAAGCATTGGAGGTTCTAATGAAACCAAGACTGTTAAGGGAAGCATCACTACTCGTCAGTACACCTTTGGCAACATGAGCAGAAAGAATTGGAAAGAGTTCCAGATGCACGTAGAAAGTAGTGCAGATAATACCAGCAACTTTGACCTATCGGCTGAGACAGAGAACCCAGACGGGACCTTTACCCTAGGAACTCTTACTAGCTTCAATGGAAACGCTAATCTGCCGAAGGCAGAGGATGTGTCCATACGTGGTAGAATAGGTAACCGCAGAGGTCACGGAATTCAATTTACAGTAAACAATACACAAGGACGACCAAGAATTAGGTCACTACAAACTCAAGGATCAACCTCCTTTAGATCAACACAGAAAGCAGAATAATGGCAAGATTTGTAACAGGCAAAACATTTGGAACAACCGAGACGGTAACGGCAGCTTTGCTCAATCAGGCTGTCAATGACGCTGCAATATCAACGGACTCCGTGGACAATTCTACAATAGAAGTAAATTCTAATGCGCTTCGATTAAAGGACTCCGGTATAACAACTGCTAAGATTGCAGATAGCTCAAGCAAAACAACTGGTGTAACCTTTGCTAAGATGCAGCACATCAGCACAGCCAAGGTGCTTGGTCGGGCTTCTGCTAGCGAAGGAGACGTAGAAGAGGCATTTGATTTCAAGGATGAAGATGATATGTCATCCAATAGTGCTACTGCACTAGCGTCTCAACAAAGCATTAAGGCTTATGTAGATTCAGTTACAATAGGTATCAATCAAACGTGGCAGGCAGTTACTCGTGTTATAGATGACACTACAGAATACACTAATAGTACAGCAAAACCAATAACCGTTCTAGTAAATGCTAGATACTTAGATGTAGGGAATGCTGATGACCTTCAGGTTTACATGAGAATTAAACCCAGTGGAGGTTCTTTTCAGACTTTACCTCTCATAGACCAGCTAGGTTTTAGTGGATATTCTTCTGACACAGGCAGTGCTATTATTCCGCCCGGTTCTACCTATAAGTTTGTTCAAGGTACTGAAGGTCCTACTATTACAAGTTTTCAATTTTATGAATTAAGGTAATGAATCCTCTCCTTCAATCACTTTAAAGGTTTAATAATATGGCAGTAATAACATCAGGAAAAACATTTGCTAACGGCGAACAGCTATCGGCAGACAAACTTAATCAAGTAATCACGGCGGCGACCTTTAATCAAGCGGACGCTGTTGATGGCAGTACGATGACCCTCATTGGCGGTGCAATCGCAGTAGCTGATAATGGCATTACCTTCTCCAAGCTAGCAGATGTTATTGACGATGACACAATGGCTACGGCTAGCTCTACTAAATTAGCGACTTCCGAAAGCATTAAAGAGTTCGTAACTGTTAAACAAAGAACACGGGTATCTAGCACTACGCCGCTTACAATAACAAATGTCATTCCTGCGGACGATACAACTCCCTTGGTAGGTGAAGGAACTCAAATCCTAACAACTTCATTTACTCCTACGTCTACGAGTAATAAAATTGAAGTACAATTCAACGGTTTATTAGCTAATGCTTCAGCAGGAGGCGAAACGGTAATAGCTTTGTTTGAAGGCAGCACCTGTGTAGGAGCAAGATGGATAAGCCAATCGTCATCAGGAACGGCTATTTCTTCTTTACAATTTCAATTTACTCCATCAAGCACAGATGCGGCAACCTATAGTCTGCGAGTTGGTCCAGGAGCAACTGGCACTTCTTTCGTCAACAAAGACAATGCTTCTGCTTTTACGCTCGGAGATTTAATGGAATACAGTATGACTGTTCTTGAAGTAAAATCTTAATAATTTAAAATGAATCCCCTCCTGCAATCAGTTCAAATAGCGTTGCAAAATGCTACACAGAAAGAAGCCATTGACTTTATTAATAAGGTCGTGGATTTCTGTATTGAACACGAGAACGGGAGAGTACTAGAGGGATGGCCAGAGGATCGGATGCAGTTACTCATTGCTTATCATTTAGCCAAGCATACCTTCCTGTGCGAACAGGACGAAGAAGGTAATATACAAGGTATATTTATGTGGTATAATTGCAACGAGGACGACGGATGGCCCTTTGTTCAGAACTGGGAGGCCGATGACCCCGAAGGTAACGCAATATTTATGGCCTTCTTATTCGCAGAAAGTACCGATACCTTTAAACGACTTACACAGAACTTTATTATCAAATGCCCCGAAGTCATGCAAAAGAAACTACTGGGCGTAAGATACAGAAATCAAAAACCTACTAAGGTTGAGTACACACCTAAATTATTTAACAGAATACTAAGCATATAATATTATGGGAGGCAAAGGAAGATCATCACCACCACCACCGCCACAAGTTGACCCAGGTGAGTCAATGGGCGAATACTTATTCGGTAAAGGCTTTAGCGATTACCAAGGCGTTACTGACCCTCGATTGCAGGACAAGTTACTTGCCGCTGAACGAAGGAATCGTCCCGAATACACGGCACTGGAGCTTGCGGACATTGAGACAATGGCATTCGGTCGTGATGGCCAAGAAGGACTTGTCCAGTTACTTGGTAGACAAGCAGAAGAGTCCGGCGAAATACAGAGAAGAGAACTCCAGAGGCAACGTGAAGCCGACGTAGGTGCGTTAGAAGAATTTGCACCACGTGCTGTAGAGGCTTTCCGTTCCGCTGATCCACGTAGCGCAGCCCTAGCTGATGCAGCCCAACAGCAAGCCCTTGGACTTTTTAGTGAAGCTGGAGGTCCATTGTCCCCAGAACGCCGCCGATTGGCAGAACAGGCTGCTCGTGCTGGTTCACTATCCCGTGGTCGCATTGGAGATGAATCCTCGGTTGCCTCTGAAATACTTAATCGTGAACAGTTCAGATCCGGTCTTCGTCAGGAGGCAAGACAGGCTGGTGCTGGTGCATTTGGTATGCAGCGTCAAATGGCGGGTGATCTGGGTAGTGCTATTCTTGGTCGTCCTTCAGCGGCTATTGGTCTAGGTGGTCAAGTTCTAGGACAGGCACAGCAAGGCGCAGCAGGTCAAATGGGACCTCAGCTATTTGATCCTAACGTAGGTATCAACATGGCTCTGCAACAGCGATCACAGGACATTAATTACCAGGGTGCAATGGCTCAGGCTGGTGCTGCACGGAGTGCTGGTAGGAGTTCAATGTTTGGTTCAATTGCAGGTGGACTATTAGGTAACACAGGTTTATTTTAACAATTAAAGAGTATGGCATTTCAAGCAGGATCAACAATACGCCCAGAACTGGGTAACGCGGACTACAGTGGCTTTGCAAGGGCCGCAGAGATACGGGCTAATAGTCAAGCACAGCTAGGCTCGCAGCTAGGTGCTGCCATCGGCGGTGCAATCGCTGCTAGTAAACAAAAAAAACAAGAGAAGGCGTTAAGCGAACAAGCGGCTAATCTGGTATTTAGTTTTGCGAATGCTAATCCTGAAGCTGGTAAACAGCTTGGTATTGAAACTTTGGACGATGCAAAGGTGGTAGTCAAAACACTGGGAGGTGCAAAGCCTACACTTGGATTGCTCATGGAGCTTCAGCCATCTCAGCAAGAGGACCCAACGACATCGACACAGATGATATCGATTGGTCGTATGCTAGAAAGACCTGAGTTCTCAAACATTGAGTTCGACGAGACGGGTAAGGCATTCATGAAGGTTCCTAATAAAGACACCTTCAATCCATTTGACTCAAAAAGAATCCCCGCCCCGGAGTCAATAACAAGTATGCCTGGATTTAAGGATTACGAAGAATCCAGAAGAACTGTTCCAAAGGTTGATACAAATCAATTACCAGACCTAGATAGCGACGATCCAATCCTCATCTTGCAATAAGTATACCTACAAGGTATGATGTCATTATGGCGATTACGGAATTAGAGTTTGCCGAAAAGGTCAAAAGTAAGTATCCTCAGTACAAGGATATTGATGATACGGAGTTAGTCTCCCTGGTCCTTGACAGGTATCCGGAGTACAGCACTCAGCTAGGCGAGAAGGAATACAGCAAGAACCTTCTTACTAACAGTGCAAAGACATTGGTATCCGGTGGTGTCCAGGCCGTAATCAATGCAGGTGCTGGCATGACTCAGTCCTATTCTATGCTGCTCGGAGATAAGAGCGACACATCAGAGGAGGCTGTCGAGGAGTACGCATCCCAACGTCGAGTACAGCAACGCAGGGGTGGTAGCCGTATGGCGAAAGGTAAGATCCTTGCTCACCGTAAGCGTAAGAACGAAGTCATTCAGTCACTGAACGAGAACTCTCACCGTCTTCGTACAGTAGCTAACGGCGTTGACGAACAATTTAATATTGATCCTGAGTTTGCTAACTCTTTTGGGGGCCAGGTCCTCAAGGGCTTTGGTCAGATGATAGGTAACATTGGGGCGGCTGTCGTAGGTACAGCCGTTGCCGGACCCGTTGGCGGTGTAGCTGCCGCAGTAGGAACTATTGCACCACAGATGGTCAGTGAAGCTGTCAGTGACTCCGAGTCCACACTAGGTAAATCCTACATGGATATGACCGAGGAAGAGAAGGACCAAGTAGCACTAGCTACCGCAGGGTATGCGACACTTGGAACTGCCTTGGAGTTCGCACCCGTGGCTAGAATACCTTGGGTCAAAAACTTTCTTAGAGGTAAAACAAAAGTAGCAGCAGGAGTATTGAAAAGTCCTAGCGTTCGTCGCGAAATAGCTAAGGGCTTTGCTGCTGAAGGATTCACGGAAGCTGCACAGGGACAACTGCTGGACAGCCTAGCTAGGGCCACGTTTGACGATGACCGTGAACTAATGTCATGGGACGTTCTGCGCCAAAGGTTCAATGAGTTCGCCGTAGGCGGTATCGTTGGTGGCGGCACCAGTGGTGGTATTGCGACTGTACAAAAGGCAGCACGCGGTGAGCTATTCAAGCCGAAGGAAACAAAAGAAGTCCAGACGGACGGGACTAAGAAAGAAGTCTTTGAAGTTACTTACACGGACCAAAACACAGGTCAGCCAGTAAGCATAGAGATTGACGCAGAAAGCCAGGAGGAAGCGACAAGGATAGCAGGAGAACGTTTGACGGAGTTAGCTTCAGAAGGCACTATCGTTGCACGGCCCAAGCCTGCGCCTGAGCCTGTGACTCAGCCTGAGCCAGGTGTTACTGTAGAGGATGAGCCTACCGAAGTTGTTGCTGAAGAAGTAGTTGCTGAAGAGGTTATACCCGAAGCAGAGCAAGCAGAACTACAGGAGGAGTTACAGGAAGAGGTATCGGAACCCGAACCTGCACCTACTCCTCAACCAGAACCCGTTCAGGAGGTTGACTCCGAGGCAGTCAAGGAACAACAGGACACTATTGATGACTCCGAGACTCGTATTGCTGACTTGCAGTCAGAGATAGAGATTGAGAAGAGCAACATAAAGGAGGCTAGAGCTAAGAACAAACAAGAGATTGCTGCTGTCCGTAAGTCCAAACTATCTAAAGAAGAGAAGACTGAAAAGATAGAGGACCTCAAGGCATCGCTCCAGGACGAAGTCGATGACATCAACGGAAACATCGGCATCTACAAGGAAGAGATGTCCGGGTTCAAGAAGGATCTACGAAAGGCTAAGAAGAAACTAGCTGGGCTACAACCGAAAGAAGTAACAGCCGGGGCTGCTCCCGTAACTGGTAAGCCAGCTAACGTGGCTTTGACTAAAGTGGAACTTAAATGGTTCAATGAATTATTAGAAAACAAAGTTAATCGAGAAGAACTTTTAGAAGAAGTTCCATCTTTAAAAATCGTTGATGGTAAACTTTCTGTAGAACCGCAGGATGCCGCGAAACTTGATGACTTTGTATTTGAGTCCAGCATACTTGATGGTCTAGGCACTATACCCCCTCGTATGAGGAAGTATCAATTCTACGCACCCTTTTATACTTTACCATTAACAGATGAGAGAATCCAGGAGCTTGACGATCAATTTAGTCAGGCATTTAGAAGCCCAGACATTACAAGCGACGAAGTCCTTACGAATGAGCAAGTGCAAGAGGGTGTTGAGTCCGAACACGGGGCCACGGTAGAAGGAGACATTGATGGTGATGTGTTTGCTGGGGCTGCTCCAGTTGCTGCACCTAGTCAACAAGCTGCACCTATAATTACCAGAGCTTCATTGGCTGGTAAAAAACTTTTTGCTTACTTCTCGGATAGAACCAGAGTTGGAACGTACACAGGGATCAATCCTGATAGCGGTATAAGTATAGATTTGCAGGGTGGACCTATGTATCCATTCATGGGTAACAACAAAGAGAATAAGGCTGGCTGGGCCTTTAGTTCTGAAGGTATGTTTACTCGCTTTCTTAATAGAGTTAAGAAAACGGATGGCATTGGTCTGGTTACCTTGTACTCAAAAGAAAACCTTCGGGCTAATCTGACATTCCTAAAAGCATATGTAGCCGAAGTTAAATACGCTATTGCACAAGGCACTATTACTGAGCAAAGATTTTTAGAAGTTGCAAACAACCTGAGAGAATCCGCGGTTCAGTCAAAAAGGAAGACAGGTAAATCATTAGATAAGCCATTTGAAAGCATAGAGGATTTTGAAAAAGGTCTTGCTGATTCAACTTTTGATGTTCGTGCAAATGCATTTTTTGCATTCAGTCCTGACAAAGCTGGAACTAACAAAGGTCAAAAAATTGGTGTGGATAAGTTGGTTGACGAAGGCTTTCCAAACATTTCAACAATTATTGATTTGTTTGCGGACCCATCCCTTGATGGACTTGAGGCAGGAACTATTGTGTCAGCGGTCCAGTTTGATCAAAATCAAGACGGGCCATCGACCGCTACTACACTGGGTGTTGATGAACACCTTAGTTATAAGGTTGTAATTAAAGGTGAGGGTCTAGGCTTCTTCTCTGATCCAGTTCTTGTATCCGATGTTATACCCGGCAGGGGAAGGACTCGCAGAAACATAACTAGAAGTGCTGAAACATCGATGGCTGATGTTGAGTTCCAAGCGGATGAAGTTGCAGCACAAGCCGCATCGACAAAACCCGGTGATACAACGGAGATACGTTCAGTAGTCCGTGACGCGATGAAAATTCGCACTATACAGCGTTACTTTACAGAAACGCTAGTAGAGGACGGTGTCTACGAGACCGGATCCTTAGAAGAAATCAACGAAAAGGTAAGTGACTTTGCCTTACTAAAGGAAGCTGAATATCTTTTGGACTTTGCTGAAACCTCATCAGAGAAAGGCAAAATTCAATCCTTGATAGATACGCTGAAGGCTATAAGGGCAGAAGATACAAGACCCCGAACAACACTCGATGAACAGATTGAAGCATTTGCACCCTTCGGCAAAAGTATTACAAGCAGAGAACAGTTAAGGGACTTTGTATTTAGTTTTTCTCCTATATCAGAGAAACTTGGTTTCAAAATTAATCCTAAAAGGTCAGGACATGAAGCTAGATTTTCCTCTAACAACAATGCAGTAGAAATAGTTTTCCCTAAACTGTATCGAAGAATATCAGAAGCTCTGGACTTACAGGCTAGAGGCAGGAGAACAGGCACTGGTTTTGTTACTGCCATGATGCGTGAAGAAATTATTCACGGAACCGTATACCAAGTATTAAGAAAAAAAGGTATTGAAGATACTCAATCCTGGTATGAACAACTCGGCAGAGATTTAACTCAGGCCCAAAGGAATGAAGTCAACGATGTATACAACATAGAGGAAGGCTATAAGGGATTTGAAGATTTTGGTTATGGCACTGAATTCGCACGGATGATTATACAGCGCGGCTTGTATGGCAACGTAACCGAGGCGTTTACTAGCTTAAATAAAGGAACGGCTTATGATAAAATGGTAAGACTGCTGAAGTCAGTCCAAGCCTACATAACTAAGGCCCTTAAGGGTGAAGTGACTACGAACCCTGAGGCTGCGGGAGTAATCATGGAAGCAGCAAGGCTTTTAGAATCAGTTGACCCAGAAGCTAGATTAGTAAACCAGAAGGTCGTAAATGACTCATTAGCTTTTTCGGTAGATGTAAGTCCAAATGCTGAGGTTACCTCAGAGCAAGTTGCTGAGTCCGGAAAACCACCAAGCGAAAAGAAACTTAACATTAACTTTGCTAGGAAGTATCTGCTCACGGTTAGTTCGTTGCTGAACTCCATTCACCCTAGACTAAAGAAACTTGTTAGGGATTACTACGGTGCTATACAGGGAGAGGTGCTGGACTACCAAAAGCGGGTGGCTCCATTCTTCAAGAAGTATCGTGGTATTAAGAACGCCGAGGACCGGAAGAGACTGAAGCAGTTACTGTCATACAGCCCAGTAGAACAGGAGGGCGTGGACCCACTAATAGAAGAGAGGGACGCGTTACTTCGTAAGTATGATTTGTTCAATGACTATCAACTAGAGATACGCCCTGTCCTTAATGAGCTATACAATAGGTTAGGCAACGAAGGTATTATGATAGGGTTCCTTGAGCAGTACTTCCCTCGCTCAATCAAGGATCTCGACAAGGTAAAGAACCGTGCAGGTAAAGAACTAAGGGATGCGTTCCGTGAATTTATTAAGGCACGAAACAAAAGAATAGAAGATGCACGAAAAAGAATCCAGGAAGGTAATCCACGTTCTGGAGATGTAGAACTATCTAAGGAGACAACTATTCAAATAGGTAACGAGAAGACCGCTGCACTGGAGGCGCAGCAGTGGGATCAATTTACACGAGGCTTCAACTCAGAAGGAAGAAGAAACCTACCGGGTAACTTTTTATCCAGAACAGAGGAGTTAAACGTTATACCTGAAAACTTACTGGACGCTTACGAGGATCCCGGTGCAGCCATGGAGCGATACATTTACAATGCTGTATCTGCCATACAGACCACTAAACTTATGGGAAGTAAGTTTGCTAACGTGCCTGAGGGACTCAAGGTTCCACCAGCAAGTGAGCTAGGTTTACTTATACAGGAACTAAGGGCTAACGGGGAGATCTCCATGGAGGATGCCGACGGCACTGTGCCTGATATATTCGCCATGATACTCAGCCCTATGCAGGTTGAGAATATGTTCTTTCAATTAGCGCGGACCTTTGGTTACGGGACCCTCCTGGTGGAGTTCACTTCAACACTGTCTCAGTTATATGACCTTCCGTTTATCATGCTGGACAACGGTATCTTTGGAACTGCGGTTGCTATGTTTGGACCTAGACTCAAGGGCGATGACTTCGGCATTGACACACAGCAAGTCAGTGCTGAGTTTGCTTCAGATAATAGAGTCCTAGAGAAGGCCGTCCGTCTTGGACTCCGGGCTACTGGGTTCACAAAACTGGACCAGGTAATGAAGGAGACTAACCTGACTGCTAACTACAACCGTTACAGAAAGTTAGCTCGTGGGTATTTCAAGGATCGTAATTCTGCTAACTCTAAGAAGTTTGTAGCTGAGTTAACTTCTATGGGTTACAGCGAGCAGGAGCAGACACAGCTCATTGCGGATCTCAAAAAAGGTGACAGGGACTCAGCCTACATCCGGACCCTGTTGTTCAACAAGTTATCCGAGACTCAGCCGTTGACAAAAGCTGAGATGGCTCTGGGCATTGTAGGTAATCCGAACCTAAGATTTACGGTGGCGATGAAGTCATTCATGATCAAGCAACTTAACTTTGTTAGGGACCGTATGATTAATGAATTCATTGATGGCGTGAGGACTGGTGACGCAAAGAAAATAAGGAAGGCATCGAATGACATGGCCTTGCTGATGACCTTCATGCTTCTGATAGGATTACCAGTGGACGCACTCAAGGACTTCTTGGCCGGTAGACTAGGATACATGAGTGACTACCTGTTCAACGGCGTATTCCGTATTGCTGGTGTCAGCAGATACACAGCCTACCAAGCTCGCAAGGAGGGTGTAGGACAGGCTGCATTTGATTATGTTACACCGGTTGCCATACAGCAGTTCGTTGATATGACCAGCGAGGTGGGGCGTGTCGCACGAGGAGAACGTGCAATTACAGAGAGTAAGTTCGTTACATTACTGCCGTTCTCGGATGTTATAAATAGAATCTTTGGTTTCCAAGAGGGGCGTGAACGTAAGGAGTACATGCGTAGGATAAAGGAGGGCGAGCGTCCCTTCATAGTACCGCCTGGAGCTTTATAGTAAAAGGGGCTGCCCCGGAATAACACGGAACAGCCCCCAAGGACTAAACAAAAGTGCGGACCATGAAAAAACCGCACTGCGCCTAGGATTACTCCTTCGGCTTACCTTGTATTTATACTATGAACCAACTAACACACGAACCATTTGTGTGGTAGAATAATTATAACATAGGTGTCCTATGTTTTCTGTCAAGAGGAATGCTCCAGCCTGTGGCAATTTGCACATAAAAGTTCGCACTTCTCTAGCTCCTCAATGAACTCCTGGCGGTTGCCTGTTCTGGCGAAGTCTCTGATGGGTCTTAACTTCTCATACTCGGGCAGGTGATGGCAGTCAAATTGAACTGCCTTGCCCTTGAATCCGCACTCACAGCAGACATAGCCACCGAAAAAATCCTCAATGATTTTATGGTAACGAACTGTCCGCTTCTGGGATGGGGTCATATCAAATGAACTGCGAGTAATCCTCCATCTGCTGAGTGCCTTTGTTAAAGAGTATTCGGCCTTGAGTGTATCCAATACCCTCCCTCTGTTTGGCTAGAGTCCAGCGGACGTAGTCAGTCCCCTGTTCCCTCTCTGATAGTGTCTGCCACAGGAATATAATACTGTCAGCGTCCTGCTCCAAGGCTCCACTCTCACGGAGGTCGGACATGATAGGTGATCGGTCATCCCTTTCGGATTCACGGTTCACCTGCGCCAGTAACAGGACAGGTATATCTAGGTCCTTGGCGAGTAGCTTTAGCTCACGGCTGATCTCTGCGACCTGTTGCTCCCTGGATATGTTCTTAGACATAGGCTTTATGAGTTGGCAGTAATCAATAATGATTCCATTTACGTTGTGCTTCCTGTGCATACCTCTGGCAGTTGCTAGTATGTGGTCCAGTTGATATACGTTGTCACGGATCCAGCAGTTCCAACCCTTCACGGTTTCGGTAGTCTCCCGCAGTGTCTGCATCTTGTCCTCCGGGGCTAGCCCGTCCTCAAACCTACGCATATGTAGACCTGACTTGATGCTGAAGATACGCTTCATTATCTGGTTAGCACCCATCTCAAGATTAAAGAGAAGCACACCGTTACCAGTCGTGCATACGTTCTTCAAGAAGTTCAAGGCGTAGGCAGTCTTGCCGCAACCTGGCCGTGAAGCTAGTACGCACAGCTGACCTGATCCGTAGCCGTTTCTATAAAGGACATCGTCAATGGATTGAATGCCAGTCCTCAGGTATCGAGAGTAATCTACTTTACCTGTAACATACTTAAATGTTTGATCAACAATAG